ATATACGCAGGAGTAGGCTCTAACAAGTTAGAACGCATACTACGCAATCCTTTTTTATAATCATCTAATGCAAAAGCTGCTGCTTGTGGGTTATCTTTAAACTGCCAAATGTAATATCTAGCTCGTGCTTGAAGAACAGAGCTATATACTTCAGGAAATACTAAAGTATCTGTAGGATTAACAAGTTTTGTAGGCAGACTCCAAGCATAAAACCAAACACGATAAACTTTATCTGGTATAGGACTAAGCCCAAACTTTCTAGAATCTGGGCTTCTTGTTACTGCATTAGGAATCCCATAGCTTTGAGTATCTGCATCGTCTAAGTTTTCAGCTACTCTTCTATAGTCTTTAAATTCTTCTGTAGTGATATAACGCAAGTTAGACCCATCATAGGGTGCTGTTTCACCACTAACGCCAACAGTTGTAATATAAAAATTATCCCAATCTATTGAACCATAATCTGTAGTAATGCTAGAGCTTGCGGGTTTTAATTCATAGTATCTTTGCCCTGCTACTGTTTCAACATAGACATTACCATACATAGGATCTACTTCACCACTTTCATTTACAGCTAAATAAGGCCATTGTGGTTCTTCATTAATTATATCAAAGTACGCACGATTTACAGAATCTTTAACGTGTTGCTGAACACCAATAGCTGTAGAAAAATTACCCGCAGTTAAAGGTACTTCATTTAACTCACGTAAAAGTTCATTTGTTAAATCTAAATAGCTTGTTGACATAATTAATGTGCCTTTGATTTAGTTTTATCTTTTCTAAAGATAGCATCGTAGTTATCTTCATATTTTTTCTTATTTTCTGTTTTGTACCAACTTCCTGTATCGCCTAAAATTTTTCCAGTTTTTTTGCCTTTAATCATTATAGGCTTTGCATTACTTCCAACTTGAGGCATCTTTTTCTCCTTAAAAAGTGCGGGGGCTTTTACACCCCCGACTTTAATTTACTGCTTAGTCAATACCATAGAAAGCAGATACTAGAGCTTCAGGTCGTAGAACCTCTGCTCCAAATACATGCAAACCACGGCAGATGTCACCAAAGCTATCTGGATCACGAATGACCTCAGTGCTAGTGATAGTCTGTGCAGTTGCAGTAGAGCTAATGTGACCAGCAATGATCTTGCCAGCAGCATTAGAAGTAGCTGCAATGTTGTTAGACTTGTACATGTCAAAGCCACGCAGCTTGCCTGAAGAAACCAGACCGTTGCGAATAGAGCCTTGACCAGCGTTAAAGTCTACAGACATCAACTTAGAGCTTGCTTGTGAAAGCTGCTCGTAGAAGCTAGGTGGTGCTAGGAACCAACGACCTTCTTCTGGCACATTCTGTTCATCAAGAAGACGAGCCATGTGAGCCATAACATCCAAAGGATCGTGTTCGCCAGAAGCTTGACCAATGTCCAAGTTACCAGTACCGTCAAAAGTACCGCCAGCTAGGTCAGTTGCGTTGTCAGAACCAAGGATATGGTTAGGGCTAGCAGCCGATACACCAGCAAACATCTCAGCAATTACAGCAGAATCGAAAGCATCACGCAGAGCGTAAGCAGCCGATGAAGATGCAACTTCTTTGAAGTTTACATGAGACATAGAAGTTTCGATGTCGTCAACGATAAACTTGAAAGCGTTAGCGTTGTCAACAACCAAATTAACTTCTTGGTCAGTTAGCTTAGTAGTTGTAGTGTCGCTGCCACGGGTGTAAGCAGAAACAGAAATTACTGGCTCTTTGATGATCTTTACAGAGTCACCGTAAGCAGTGATTTCACCAGCATAGTCAGTGTTAGTAATAGCTTCACAAACAGAGGCTTTACGGAAAAAGTTTAGAACTTTCTTCGAGTAAACCGATGGAAGGAAGTATGAGTTAGTTTGTCCAGCGATACTGTTTGCAAAGTTAGCATTAGTATCCGTTGAGGGTTCAAAATATTGAGCCATGTTATATTCTCCTAAAAAGACATTAAATTATTATGGAACTACTCGCCCTTCCATAATGGCTTGATCAATTTCACTTTCATACTTGTCAAATTGAGCCATACTTAGGGCAGCAATTTCCCGTTGAGTCCAAATCTTTGGCTGTTTTGCATCTACTGTAGTTGTTTTAGTAGAGACAAAATCTGCGGCAGATGAGGTAGGCTGTGACTTTTTCTTCTTCGCAGGTTTTTTTGCACTGATACCTGTTTCCAATTTATAAAGATCAATAGCTTTAATTGCTAAAGCAACATTATCTGGGTTTTCATAGATCCAACCTTGAATTTGTTCTGGTTGTTCTTTAGCCCATTCGTGAAAGTTATCATCGCCTCGTATCTCGTCAAAATCAGGATGCCGTTCCTGTAGGGCTGTTTCAGCTTCTCTACGTGCAATGGCAGCTTCTCTTTCTTCGATAACAGAAAGCTTTGATTTAATTGCTTCTAGTTGTTGCTCACTTTGAAGGTGGGCTACACTTTCCACAGTTTCATATAGATCAGGATACTGCTCTCTAAACTGTTCAAGATCTTCAAGAGACTTTGGCGGTGCATATGCGGGTTGATTCGACATAGCTGCTGCTTCAAGTTCTTGTTCTCTTTGTTTAAAGTCAGCAATCTTTTGATCATAATGCTTCTTTAAATCATCATAGCGTTTTTTATAGTTTGTTCTTTTTGTCCCTTCTTCTTTAGTTTCTTCAGGGGCCGCTTCGCGGGTAGCCTGTTTAGCTTCAGAAGGAGCTTCAAAAAACAGCCCGTCTGCGCTTCCTCTACTTGGAGCATCTGGCGTATGCCACTCCTTTCGTGAATTATACGGATTAGCTGTAGGTTCTTCAGTTACATTTTCAATTGCTTCAGACATAATAGTCACACTCCTGTTGGGGCTTGCTAGTCTTTCAAGGTGGCTGTAATGTTCGCGTTTACATTACAGGGTCTTGATACTTCAAGGTGGCCTCTAGGTTTATAAAGTGATAAGGGGTCTAAAATAGAGTAGCCTTATCGTTGGGTTACACTTGGCATACGGTTAGAATTAATCATTTGTCGCTTAATTTCTTCTTCCGTAAGTTCATCCTCAGTCATCCTATTGGTCATTTTACCGTTTCCCATAGGATTATAAGCAATACCGCCAAATGCTTTTTTCATTAAACCACCGTCATAAGCACGTTCAGCATCGTCCATCATAACTTGAAGCTTGTCCGCGCCTAACTGATCAGTGGCCTTTTTGGTGAAAACAAATTCACCATCCGATAGCCTTGCGGGTATCGAATCTGATACTCCAGTTCCGGGGCCATTAACTTCCCCTTCACCGGAAAACTCTCCTGCAACATCCATGACTTGATCAAAGATGGTGCTTAAACGCTCGTCTTGATCGAGAACTTCCATTAAGTATTCTTGATCGTCTTCTTCTAACGACTCGTTTAGTATAAACTGTAAGTAGTTATCTTCCATTTCTTCATCTGGAAGTTGTGACATTTCAACCGCTTCTTTTTCAGACTCAGGAATATTATTATAAGTATCAACAGGAACTTGAGGAAGCTCCATTTCTCCCCCTACTGCCTTACCTTTCCTTACTTCAGTATTGTACTCTTTACCTTCAAATGTAAAAGTATCGTTTCCTGCGTTGTGAGCGTCACTAAACGCGCTTTCAAACTTTTCACGTTTAGTTTCAGTTAAACTATTGTATACGTCTTTAACTGCTTTCGGCCCTTCTAATATAAGAGCAGTAGCTGCTGCTGTACCCGCAGTATTTTTAGCCATGTCACTACGATATGTTTTTTGCTTACGTACTAAAGGCTTAGTAGTTTCTTGTACTTCTGTAGCATCTTTTTTAAGGCTTGTTAAAATAGCATCTATGTCAGTTTTACCGCCACCACCAGTTGCATAGTTTTCAAGAGAACGTAAAGTTTTTTCTTCGTTTTTATCTTCTGTAGTTAATTTTTTAATTAAGTTAGGATACATTTTTTTTGTTTCAACTACAGCGGTATCTACTTGTTTGCGTGTTGGTTTCTTTCCCTTCTTAACATTTTTACGCATCATATCAGCAACCATTTGTGCAATACGCCCACCGCGAGAATATCCTTCACGCTCTGGTGGTACTAACATAGAACCGCCTTTGTGTTTCGCTACTCTAGGGCCAATAGCTTCTAAACGATCTAGTGCTGATTGATAAAGATCTGCATCTGCCTCACTTACATTTTCTCTGAACTCTTTAAGACCTTTAGCGTCTAATGTATTTAAATATTGAGAAACTTCGGAAGCACCTGTAAATAACTCTAAACTGTTTGCTGCTTCTTTAGGTGTCATAGAAGTCATCATGCCTTCTTGACTGTCTACTATTTCTGCACCGTAATCATCACCCATCATTTTTGCACGTTCTTTTGCAGGAAGGGCTTCTACAAGATCAAAATACTCATCATCATTAAGCTCGTCTAGATAAGCAGGATTTTTAATCATTTCTTCATCTAAAGCATCGCGGACTCGTTCAGCATCTACTTTCTGCTGTTTAACTTTGCTGGCTTTAACTCCAGCCTCTGCAACTTCTTTATCCAGAAGTTTGCCTAATAGACTTACAACAACAGGCTTAGGTACTTTCATTTTAGTTAATCCTCAATTCTTTGTTTGGCTTCTTTTACTTGATCTTTTAGTTGTTCTAAATTAACCAGAGAACTCACTTTCCCCTGCTTGCGGAACATTTCCTGTTCCGATGTTGCCACCGCCAGTGCCTGTAACTCCAACATCTTGAGGTTGTTCAGGTGTTCCTTGAGGGCTTCCCACAGATCCTTGTTGGTCACTAGGGGCGACAGCCTCGCTGCCAGTTGCTTGTCCAGCATTTTGTACTCCTATAATTTGTGCCATAATAGCAGCTTCTTCAGGGTCATTTAGTATTTCATCTGGATCTAAATCAAGGCTGTATGCAAGCTCACTAATAATCTTAGAGATCTTAACAAACGGAGCAATAGCTGGGTTTTGTGCAGTTTGTAAGAACATTGTCAGTCGTTGACTTCGGACTTCTTTCTGCATCAAGCTATTTGTTCCCATAGCTTTAATTTCTAAATCACCTTCGATGTCTAAATTACCGTCAAAGAACTGCATGTTCCATTGGTAATATGCTTGTCCTAATGGCTTTAACAAAAAGTCATCTAGGTTTTTTACAACAGTTTTAATATTAAGTGATGCAGCACCTAGTAGCATAGACATACCAGAAGCGGTACGGGTCATTGACTGAACGCCTGTTTGACCATGAGAGTAACTAGGTATTCCTGTCTGTTCATCAGCAAGCTGCCTAAACTTATCAAACATCATCATATTTTCTTGAGAAGTGTTTGGAAACTTAACTCCATGAATAGCTTGCCCCGGCATTCCTGCTTGTCTACGGAAGACTTTTCCGGGGTATATTTCCATTGATTGCCCACCAACTAAAGCAGACTCGTCTACATCAAAAACTAAAGAACCACTTAATGCTAAGTTGTCAATCGCCATTCTAGCATGACCATTCATTATCTGTTGCGAGTCATCCATATTTTCGGCAACACCGATACCAAAAAAGCTATAAGGGTTACGCTCGTAACTAAAGGCATTATAGGGCAGTCTATTTGGAGTAAAAGGATTAACCACTGAACGGAGAAGCTTACCATTACAGATCCAAGCATTAATTTGTACTTCATCTAAATCGTCTACGTCCTCTGGAATCTCCATACCCGCTTCACGCGCATATTCAGCATCCATAATTCCCCAATATTCTAAGACTTCAAACTGTCCTGAGCCATATTCATCTGTACGAGCATCATCTTTCAACTCATGCTCATAATCACGTTCTTCATAGTTTGGCCCTAATACAAGACACTCTCTAATACATTCCTTACTAAAATAAGGAAGTCTTGCTAAAGCTCTAAGCTGACTTCTATTAAGCTTGTGACGGTGGAAAGCATACTCACACTCGTCAATTGTGGTTGCACTAGGGTCTGGGAAAAAGTCCCAAATACTAACAAATTCAATACGTGGTACACGCACACTAATAGGGTCATAGTTACGATCACCCGTTGTTTCATCCTTTTTCCACCTTCCAATAGTTTTGTTGTGGTTAAACGGGCCTTTGATTATTCCTGTGCCAAAAAGAGAAGCTTCAAAAATCGCGTTTCGTAATTCAGAAGATCCATTTGACTCTTCAATTTGGTCGTGTATTAGTTTTTGCATTTTACGTGCAGCTTCTTTAGCAGGAGAAACCTCTAGCACGTTAGGATCAGGTGATGGGCCATCTTCTAATTTAATCTTCCCATCTTCTTCTGCTTCTTTTAGTAGCTGTTCAAAACGAGACTCGCCTTGTGAAAAAGTCGCCCCCGCCTTTAGAACTTTGCCATCCCCTTCATATCCTACGTCAAAGGGGTTTACTTCTTCTTCTTTTGGTTTTTCTTCTTCTTCTGTTTCTTGATAGGAGCTAGTTTCTAAATTAGGGGTCATATCAACGTGGCGATATGTCGAAACTCCTTCTGGAATTAGTGTTTCTTTAACACCAATAGGAAACTGACCAGTACCAAAAATAACATCAACTAACTGTCCGAATGCTGCTAATACTTTTGTTTTCGTGACTTTAATAAAGACTTTAGATTTTTCAGACTCTCTAAAGCTAACGCCTTTACCATATAAACCTCTGAAATTATGATAAGCACTTACCCATCGTTGTTCATCATGTTCTCTAGCAAGTTCAGCTTGTTCAAATCTTTCTTCAATTAAACCGACAAGCTGAGACTTAATGCTTTCATCTAGGTTCATTTCTAAACCATGTTCGCCTTCTACTTCACTAAAATAGATTTCGTTGGCGTTTGAATATAGTGTATTCTCTTCTGACATTTAAGTTACCTTTAAAGTGGCTTAGAAATAGACATACTACCAGATAATGCTCCACGAGCATTTCTGTTTACTTCAGCCCTAAAATTTAAGCCGCTTTTAGTTTGTTTGTTGTAAGAAGCTCCTAAATTATAGCGTGACTTAGTTACACCTACAGAAGATCGTTTAGGTAACTGTTTTTCAACACTATAACTATTTCCTTTATTTCCAAAAGAATCTTGAAATTTGCTTGCTGTAACTCGTGTGCCGTTTATATTTTTAGAAGCTGTTAAACTTCTTGCATTATAATCTTGATCACCTGAAGCTCTTGCTTCTAAACTTCCAACACCTTTGAAAGTTTTTTGAGCTACTAAACCCCCGTTATTATACTTATATTTATTTTTTTTCATATTAATATCCAAAAGTTGAATCT